AATCTGTGCTTTTCAATGAGCTTCTCAATATCCATAACACGAGAACCTTCGAATATGGATTTAATGATTATCTCAACGTAATTAGTAACAGGTCTTTCCTCAGCATCAGCATACTTCTCGATAATATCGTAAGTAGACTTATTTATAGATACCAGAACTTTCCTTAAATTAGGATCATTCTTTTTGTAAGTTTTAGCTTTATCTTCTTTTTTAATAGTCATTTAATACCTCGTATTAGTGTGTTGAACAGTGTTTGGTGTGTGTTTTTATAAACTAATTGTGTGTTAAATCAAGTGTTTTATTTAAATTTAATTATATTTCTTTGATTATAACTATTTTATATTTAATTATAGTTAGCCTTACCAACCTTACCAACTAGCTTACTAATCCTTACTAACTCTTAAACCTCTGTAAACTTGTTCTGTAAAGGTATTGAAGGGTGTTCTAATATTTATTGAACTTACCAACTCCTTACCAACTATTTTTCAATAATTGGCTTCTGGAATATATATACAATACCACTATCCTTACTAACTATATATATTTTACAAGACTTTATAGAGAATAAGATAGAGAGTATAGAAATAGGAATAATAGATATTCCTGTGTATAGTGTTGTGAAAAAATGAATAGTTGGTAAGGATAACATAGCTGTATCCCTTGCTAGAAGCCGTTTATTAAAAACAGTTAGTAAGGAGTTAGTAAGGAGTTAGTAAGCCTCAATCGTTTATTTCAATAGTTTTTAGCATATATATTATATCTATATAAGTAAACAAAATATTTCTTGTGGTAAAACATAAATATCAAAATTATATATTTTTTTCTTGACATTAAATCCGATTTAATCTAAATTATAGTCAGACTTTAGAGTTTCATAGCTGTAATAGTGGTCTTTTAACTGGATGACCGCCAAAGACTCAGGAAGTTAATGATGTATCATATATAGGGTCTCATTATCTTCTGGAACAAAGGAGGGGGTTGATCGCCCCGACAGAAAGCAACGTTTAGAAGCAAGATACGTTAAGAATGCTTCAAGAGATTTCCAGTACAATCTCATCTGATAATTATATACTATGGGGATATATTGCTATTGATCTTTAAAGCTCATTTAAAGCATTATCCCCCACCAACAATTAGAGTATATTAAATGCAAATTAATAATCCAGTAAAATGGAAACACAAGACTATTAAGATCTCTGAGCTCAAGGAATACGAGAATAATCCTCGTAAGATTGGGAAGAAAGAGCTTGAGAAGCTTGCAAACCATATTAGAGAAGATGGTTATCATCAGCGTATTATACTTAATAATGATAATACGATTATTGGCGGTCATCAGCGTAAGAAAGCTCTAATAAAAGCTGGATATACAGAAGACAGCGAGATCGATGTTTTGGTATCTGACAGGCAACTAACAGATAGAGAATTAGATAGGATTAATATTAGGGATAATTTACCTTTTGGTGAATATAACTTTGATATTCTTCAAGAAAGATTCACAACAGAAGATCTTATAGATTTCGGTATGACAGGTGATATGCTATCTAACTTCAATATTGAAGAGATAGACACTAAAGAGGATGATTTTGATACTTCAGAATTAAATATTGAACCTAAGTCAAAACTAGGTGATTTGTATATTCTTGGTAATCATAGATTACTTTGTGGTGATAGTACAAGTGCTACTGACGTCGAGAAGTTACTAGATGGATCTAGCCCAGTTGTTATGGTTACAGACCCTCCTTATGGAGTGGATTATAAACCAGAATGGCGTAATGAGACTGGTGAGACTAGAACAGGTAAAGCACTTGGTAAAGTAAGTAACGACGTTAAACACGATTGGAAAGATGCTTATTCACTATTTACAGGTGATATAGCATATGTGTGGCATTCTGATAAATACACACATAAAGTAGCTCAAGGGCTAGAAGATTGTGGGTTTCATTTAATAAACCTTATCATTTGGAACAAGAATATATTTGTACTAAGTAGAGGTGATTATCATCATAAACACGAACCTTTGTGGTATGCAATAAGAAAAGGTAAAACACACAATTGGCAAGGTGCAAGAGATCAATCTACTGTGTGGGATATAGATAGACACACATCGTTTTCAGGTGATGAGAGCGAAAGAACAGGTCACTCAACACAGAAACCTTTAGAGTGCATGCTTAGACCTATTGTTAATAACACTAAAGAGGGTGAGTCAGTTTATGACCCATTTGGAGGTAGTGGCACAACTCTAATTGCGTGTGAAAGGTCAAACAGAAATTGTTATATGATGGAACTATCACCAACTTACGTTGATATGATAGTTGCCAGATGGGAAAAAGAAACAGGACAAAAGGCAGTGTTAGTTAATGGTTAGAAGTAGTCTTAATTATATATTCATAGATAAACAGTTACCTATTATTAGAAAGTTGATAAAGTATAGTTTCACAGATAGTCAAATAGCTGAGTATTTGGGCTTATCAATTGATTCTTATTTAAAATATAATGTGTTAGTTAATGAGAAATAGCCCAAAACCTATATTTAGTGATAATGAGCTTTATAAAATACGTGATATGAAAAAACATGGTTTTTCAGCTAAAGATATTGCAATGGTGCTTGGTATGGCTGAAAATTTGTTTCTTGGGTATATAAAAAAGCATATAGAAATATTTGGTGAGATTTAATGGCTGGTAGACCAAAAAGAATATTTACAGACAAGGAAGTCTCTATTATAGAGAGAATGTCTAGGCAGAATGAATTAAAGAGTAATATTGCTCGTAAGTTAGGTATTACTGCAGGTAACTTTTCAAGATATTCGAAACTAAACACACAATTCAAAAATGCCTATTTTTCAGATAAATCTAAAGAGGAGTCTATATTTGATGCTTTTGGCATATATCATTATAGATTTAGGAATATCTAAATGGCTAAGTCTAATAAGAATATTAAAGATTTAGTTGAAGTTAAAAAATACTGTCGTAATCCTAATGGAGTTCCAAGGAAAGAAATAGATATTAAAGCTGCACAAAATATGTGTGCTTTACAGTGTACTAGCGAAGAGATTGCTGGTGTTTTTGATATTGATAATGACACTCTTATTGCTAGATTGAAAGAGCATGGTTACCCAAACTTTTCGGAGTTCTTTAAAAAATACAGTGCATCTGGTAAAGTTAGCTTAAGACGTCACCAATGGAAGTTAGCTGAAGCAGGCAATGCTACAATGCTAGTATGGCTTGGTAAAAACATTTTAGGCCAAACAGATAAAACTGAAAGTGAAATAACAACTCGAGACGTAACACCTGATCGCCCACCAACAATAATAAATCACTTCATCGAAGACAAATCGTCAGATGAGTCAAAATAATGAAATACATCGCGAATTAACTAAATGGCAACAAGGATTATTTAAACCATATAGGTATAAAGTAATTCATGGTGGTAGAGGTAGTGGTAAATCATACGCCGTTGCTGATGCATTAATATTAGAATCCTTATATAGTAAACACTTAGTTTTGTGTGGTAGAGAGTTTCAAAATTCTATCAAAGACAGTGTTCATTCATTATTACAACAACGCATTGATGCACTTAATCTCACTAAATATTTTGAAATAACCAGAGATGAAATAAATTGTACCTATTCAGGAAGTAGATTTATTTTCAAAGGCTTGAGGCATAATATAGACAGCATAAAGTCTATGGCAGGTATAACAAGATTATGGATTGAGGAAGCTGACACACTATCTGCTGAAAGTTGGCGTATCATTGAGCCGACAATACGAGAACCTAATAGTGAAATATGGTGCACTTTTAATCCTAAGAACAAGACAGATATTTTATATAGGACTTTTATAGAGTCTCAGCCACCCACCAACGCTTACGTAGCTAAGGTAAACTACGCAGATAACCCTCATTTTCCTGAAGTTTTAGCCGAGCAAATGGAACGCCAAAAGTTAAAAGATTATGGAATGTATCAACACGTTTGGTTAGGTGAATGTTTAGAGCACTCTGATGCTCAGATATTTAAAGGATATTGGATAGAGTCTAATTTTGAAGAACAAGAAGGAATGTATAAATATTTCGGTTTAGACTTTGGGTTTGCACAAGACCCAACAGCTGGTATACGTTGTTATATACACAACAATATACTCTATATAACACATGAAGCCGTAAAATATAGTTTAGAAATAGATGAGACAGCTAAATTCTTAGAGGCTAGATTACCAGATTTAAGAAAACACACAATATATGCAGACAATGCACGACCTGAGAGTATATCGTTTATAAAGAGACAAGGGTATAGCATCAAGGCTGTTGAGAAAGGTAAGGGGTCAATAGAAGATGGTATTGAGTATATAAAGTCTTTTGATAAGGTGATAATTCATCCAAGATGCAAAGAGACTATTAGGGAGTTTACTTTATATTCATATGAGGTAGATGAGCGCAGTGGTGATATAACAAATAAGATTGTAGATAAAAATAATCATTGTTTGGTTGGAGATACGTTGGTAGATACAACAAATGGTCAATTTAGAATTAAAGATCTAGTTGGAAAGACAGGTTTTGTTAATAGCTTAGACTGTATGGGTCTAGTTGTTAAAAATAGATTTCACGATGTTAGGTTAACACAAGAAAAAGCAGACGTGTTTAAAATTTCGTTGGCAAATGGTAAAGAGATAATTTGTACAAAAGACCATTTATTTTTAACATTGAATAGAGGTTGGAGACACTTAAAAGACATATATGTAGGTGAAGATATATGTTGTATTTCAGATGCTTTGCGTTATAATGTAGATGTTAATAAAAAAGAAATACAATGGCAAAATACATCTACTTTAACGAGAACAAATATACTAGGGATGAGAAAACAGGCTATTATAGAAACAGCACGTTGCGTAAAACATTACATAGGGAAGTATATAAATACCATAGCGGATATATTCCAGATGGTTATCATATACACCATGTTGATCATGATAAATTTAATAATGATATTGAAAACCTCGTTTGCATCAGTTCTGGAGAACATAGTAAACATCATTCTGAAAACAGGTCGGATGTTACAAAAATTAAGATCAAGGTTAACCTTGATAAAATTAGACCTCTTACAAAAGATTGGCACGCATCGAAAGAAGGTAATGAGTGGCACAAGGAACAGTGGAAAAGGAGTCTACTGCCATCTATTCTTGAGAGAGTTAAACAATATTGTTCATATTGCAAGAAAGAATATGAATTGCCTAAATCAAAGAAGTCGAGAGGTAGATTCTGTAGCAACGGTTGTAAATCAAAAAACAGAAGAGTTCAAGGATTGGATAATATTCAAAAAAAATGTGTTATATGTAGTACAGAATTTACATCAAATAAGTATTCTGAAATCCAAACATGCAATTATAGCTGCAGGGCTACACTCGGTCACAGTAACAGGAATTGAGAAAGTTGATAACTGTGACGTTTACAATATGGAAGTTGAAAACAACCATAACTATACAATAGAAGGTGGTATAATAACTCATAATTGCATAGACGGCCTTCGCTATTCACTTGAACGTCTAATGAAGAATAGTAGTATTGATTATAGTAAATGGAAGAAAGCCATTTAACTCATTGTTACTATACAGGAGTGACCTAATATAATAACAATGAGTGTGTCAGGTATGCAAATAACACATTCATTTTATATATTATCAAAATAGCTAAGTCAACAACTAAAATAAATCTCAACAAAAATAATAATTGCTAACTTAGCCAAAAACACACATAGTCCATTAAAATCACTTTGTATATAGTTATTTCAATATATCAGTTGATAACATTGACTAATATACTAATAATGTGTTAAAATACACATAAAGCTTACGTAGCTTAATTAACTATGTTGTACAGTGTTTAAATCTTTATATAATAAATTAACCAATTCTTTTAGAAATGATGCTAACAATAAAGTTGTTAGACAGGATAATTATTCATTCCCAACCCATTCAGAAAAACCACTATATCAACGTTTGCTTAATCGTTACGAATTAGAAGAAATATATAGATCTAATGGAATAGGTAAAAGGATCGTAGATATTCTAGTAGAGGACGCTACCAGAGGGTTTGTAGATTGTGACGCTGACCTTGCTCTAGAATTCAAAAGAATTAAAGCAAAGCAAATGATTACCGATGCAGGATGCTTTGGTAGATTATTCGGCGGCGCATTAGTTGTAGCTTTTGTAGATGATTACCAAGACCATTCACAACCATTAAATCTAAAGACAGTTAATAAAATTGATTCTTTAAAAGTATACGATAGATGGCAAGCTACGTATACAGCACTTGATATTAACACTGACGTTAATTCTGAATATTTTAACCAACCTGAATATTTTACACTAGCTTTGCAAAACTACGAACACACATTGCTTAGAGTGCATCGTAGCAGATGTTTTGTGTTCGGTGGTGAACGCAGCACAAACTTGTTTAAACTTCATAATCTACAATGGGAGTCACCTATTCTAAACAAGGTTAATAAAGCTTTGTTTAACTATCTTCATGCCCAAGAATCAACAATCAGCATCCTTGAGGACTTCGTTCAGACCATATTTAAGATGGATGGACTGTCTATGAAGTTTATGGAAGGTAGTGAAGATCAAATAAGATCTCGTGTTGACTTTCTCAATTATGCCAAGAAATTCGGTACTACAAATGTATTACTAATGGATAAAGACGGCGAAGATTATGAGAAGAAGGCAAGTGCCATGGGTGGCTATAGTGAGGCATTAGATAGAATATCAGAATACCTGTGCGCTGTATCAGGTATACCAGCGTCAAGACTATTTGGACGCTCACCAGCAGGCTTAAATTCTACTGGTCAAGGTGATATGCAAAATTACTACGATAATGTTAGAGGTTACAGATCTGATAGTATTGAGCCTTGTATTGACTGGTTAATACAAATTATAGCAGCTCAAAAGAGTTGGAAAGGTAAGACAACAAACTTGCACTGGGAATTTCCAAGTTTAACAGCTCCTACCGAAGTAGAAAAGGCAGATATAGCTAAAAAATATGCTGAGATAGACCTAATGTATGCTAACGTTAATGCTATTGATGCTAGAGATGCATACCAAGAGCGTTTTGGTCACGGTAAGTTTCATACTGATATTAAGATAGATGTACTTAGCGATGACGAGTTGTTAGAAATTGACAGTGCAGAGATGGAGTTAGAAGGGCTTAAACAAGAAAAGTCTAACACAGATCAAACACAAGAGAAGATTCACAAAATCGTCCAATCTACTTATGAGAAGGTAAGTAAGAAATGACAAGTGAAGATAATATTGCATTAATGGCAGCTATTGTACACGAGCTAACAGATAGGTTCTTAAGTACTAGATATATTAACTCAATCGAGCTTAATAATGAAAAATTAGCTGTTTTATATTCTGACGATAGTAAAAGCTCTTTTGATTTACCAACCATAAAGACAGAAATAGATATTGACTATTTAGAAAGCAAAATAATTAGTATTCTAAGATTGGATATTGAGACAAAGATAGATGATATAGCTAAGTCAATATTCATCACAGAGCCTTTAATTGTCAAAGGTGAACAAGGTGAGAAGGGTCAAGACGCAGACCAAGAATACATAATAAATGAGATTAAGACTGAGTTATTAAATAAATTAGAATCAGAACTTCTAATTTTCAAAGATAGTATACCTGTTGCTATTAATGGTAAAGATGCAGATGAAGAATCAATAAAAAATAGCGTGTTGGCCGAAGTTGTTAATCAGTTAGATATCATAAAAAATAAAATAAGCGATGAGTTAAATCTAGAAATAAGAGAGCTAATATTAGCAATACCTGTAGCTAAAGATGGAAGAGATGGCAAAGATGCTGATGAATTTAATATACTTAATAAAATTGTTGAAAAGGTAAATACTTTAATAACAACTTCAAATAATGAAGCAAAAGAAAAGCTTGAAGATCTTATATTTGAACAAATTAGGAACATACAAGATACATTCAAACCTATCAAAGGAATTGATGGTAAAGATGGACGAGATGGCAAAGATGTTGACGAAGATAAAATATTAAGCAAATAATCAGCTTATATTACCAAGAAATGAGAAAAATCTAAGTCAATTATAAAATCAGAAATAAGTCATGGTTTGCAGATAATAAAAGAGTCTATACCTATTGTCAAAGATGGCGTTGATGGTAAAGACGGACGAGATGGTAAAGATGGTAAGAATGGGCAATCTATCAAAGGTGATAAAGGTGACAATGGTAATGGTATTATATCAGCTGAAATAGACAATCGAAACCATTTGCTAATCGAAACTAACGAGAAATGGATAGATGCGGGCAAGTTACGTGTTAAGAACTCATACGGAGGAGGTGGAGGTGGTGGGGGATTTGATTATACAAATACTGCACCAACCCCGTTTGATGTAGGAGGTATTAAACAAGGTTCGCAATTCAAGAATGTAGACCTTAAGATACTATTGACAAGATTGTTGTACGGTTGTGCATTGCCAACTTTTGCGTCTTTTGTTATTAAAGAGTTTTCAGATAATCCAGTACCTAGCAACGTAGAGATAGGTTATACAATTCAAACGGGTTTTTATAACGTTGAATTTGAAATACAAGATCCAGAATTATTACAACCTGATTCAATAGTAATCAGTCAAAGTGGTTATCCTATACTAGAAAACTTACCTAATGTTTCACCTGTTACGTTACCTATATCTGAAACTACACAAAATACAATAGGTTCTATTAGTTTTGAAATATTAGCTTACGATACTACAGGTGTGAGTTTTAGTAATTCATTCTTGGTGAATTATAAATATAAGATTTACTATGGTGAATATACAGAAGACATAACAGATTCAGGATTACCAAATGTTTTAGCTGTGCTTAGGGCTAGTGAATTAGTAAATAATATTTACGGAGAGTATTTATTTCTAGACATAGCTTATAAATGGTTTTGTTATCCTGAAATATTAGGTGAAAACTATGTTTTTTATGATATTGAGAGCGACATATCGATAGTATTTGATGATGTTAAGAAAATAACAATCACAAATGATTATGGGCTAGAGATAACATATAATTGCTATCGCACCCTAAATGAAATTAGCACTCAATTTATTATGGGTGTTAAATAGTGAAGAATTCAACAATTTTTGTATTAGTTTTAACAGGCGGTGGAACAAGAGGTTACTTAGGTTTAAAGTTCTTGCAAAGGTTTTTAGCTCAATGGGGTATTCCACAAGTTGATTTATGGAAATATGCTACAGTAATTGGGGGTGCATCTATTGGTGGTATACTTGATTTAGCATACGCATACGGACTAACACCTGACCAATTAGAGTCATTTTTCTTAGAAAAAGCTTGTCGTTTGTTTACAATTAGAACAGCTGCTGAAATAGCGTCAGGTAGTCATAATGCTAATACAGATTCAAATAGACCTAATACAGCTCAAAAACTTGTTCTAATAGGTATAAATGACCCTTTTTATAAGTCACCATATCCAGATTCAAACTATGGCGACAATATATTACAACAGACTTTAGTAGATTTGTTTGGTACAAGTACGATGGCTTCTTTGAAAACAAACGTAGTAATACCATCGTTTCAAAAGGACGTTAGTAGATTTGTGATGTTCTCAAACTTTAATGACCCTATGTTTATTGGTCAAAATGAGTCAATAGTAAACGTTGCAAGAGCTACATCAGCTGCCCCAATATACTTACCTCATTTTACATTCAATGGCCACGATCATGTTGATGGGGGATTATTTGCAAACGATCCTGCTCAAACTGCTGTAGGACTTGCTAAGAGCATAAAACCTAACTACAAGAAGATTTGTGTGCTAGACCTAGGGACAGGTAAAGGTCATATGGGTTTCGATGGATCAGGAGGATCTACTGGATCAGACAATATGGGGGCTATCTTATTTTCCTTGTTTGATATATCAATGAGTGGTTCAGAAGAATTGTCAAATTTCAATTTAACATGGCAAGATCTAAGGACTTTAGATAATTTTCATTATTATAAGTTTCAACCAAGTTTCCCATCTGATTTTCCTCATGAATTAGATAATAGCACACCATCTTGGTTTAATGATGTTAATAATATAATGAACAACAAATATAATGAAGACAGCTCAATGATAGCTGATTTTATAGGGCATTTAACATCATGAGAGGTTTAAAAGTAAGTGATTACATTATCCCAATGGGGATAAATGATACTTACCCAACTAATTTAGATATTTATGGTAAAGGTGGTATTCATTCTGTACTAACACTTGTAGATAGAGATGCAATTACTCTAGAAAGACGTAGCGAAGGAATGCTAGTTTACGTTTCGACTAATCAAGAAATGTACACACTAATTGGTGGTACAAGCAATGACAATTGGCAAGAAGTCTACAATATAACTAATAGTTATAATATAACAGATATTAGATTAGATATAATTAGCTTACGAAGAGATTTAGATAGAGTAAAACCACTATACAAACTGGATTATAATAAAATATGGATAGGTGATTCAGAAAGTTACGCCGTAGCTAGAAGTCAAATAGGAATTAGTAATTTACCAACATTGGGATCAGCTAAATTTCCATACCCGAGTGGAATATCATTACCTGATGTACCTATACCAAACCCTTCTTTTAGTCCTCTATCACCTTTAGATTGGATAATGTCAAGTCCATGGTTACCTCAGATATTTGCAGGCACTGTTAGTACAATTAACACAAACCCTGAGACAATAATATCTAGCTCACTTGGTGTAGCTCAGATAAAAATTGCTCAGGTTATGAAGAGATTAGATAATACTGGGTTTATTGTTAGTAGCAGGACAATAAATTTTGAATGGGATAATCCAGCAATGCTAGCTATCCCAGAGGCTATTAAGACATTATATGGACTAAGTCCAACTTATACTTTTACAGCTGCTCAAGCTTTAGATGAGTTACAAGCTGGTTTATTAAAACAGAATATTAGAACTAATCCAGATCCAAATAATCCTAATTTAGCAGATGGTAATATAACAAATGCTATAGCAGGTATGGATTATGTAGATTTAGATATTCCATTAGATGTTATGGATTTAGCATTAATAAGACCTTTGAATCAAGATGCACAAGGGAATGATATATCTAAACTACTAAGTAGGGTTGATAAATTACCATTAAGCAATCTAACTAATTTATCTGCAAAAGCTTTTTGGCAAGGGGATGGTTCTGATATTTCACGCCCTGTAGAATTTTTATTTAGTTCTTTAGGTATAGGTATTTTAAAAGTAAATGTAGAAGGTGATTTAGATCTTGCTGTAGGTGGAATAGATTATCCTACTATTGAATCAGTCGCATTAGCTCAAACTACTGCAGATGCAGCCGCTGCTGCCGCCGCTGCAGCTCCAGCTGAAGGTGCTGCATTAGCAGCAATATATTTTAATGCTCAAATGTTACCTTATAGTGCAATCCCTGGAATTACAGTTGGTTTTTCAATAAGTGCAGCTTTAGCTACTGTTACAGCAGCTGCAGCATCTGCACAAAGTACAGCTAATACAGCTGTTAATTTAATAAACACTGTAAAAATAGAAGGCGATGTTATAGGTGTAAATGATAGTAACACTAATATAATAACAAGTACTTTTGCACCCAATCCTGTATTTACAGGAAATGAAGCAATGACAATACCAAGTGGTTTTACTGCTCAAAGGCCTGAAACTGCAGTTTCAGGTATGATCAGATTTAATAAAGAAATTGGTTTTGTTGAGTATTGGTCAAATTCCAATAATTGGGTAACTATGGGGGCGAAAGGAGATAAAGGAGATAAAGGAGATAAAGGAGATAAAGGAG